GGAATCCAAACACGGACTGGATCAGTTGCTGCATAATTGTCGTCAATACCTTTGCCTTGCAAAGCATCTTCGATCGCGAACATCGGGATAGCATTACCGCCAGCTACATCATGAAAACCACAAGTGGTAGCTGATTTAACTTCTACAAGCATTCCTGGGGTAATTACTCCCGCGGCAACATACTCTTCAAAAATGTCAGAGTAGTTTTTCAAAATAACAGTATTCTTAGCCATTTTAATTATCTCCTTTCTAATATAAATTAATTACCAAGTTCCATTCCGGTAGGCAGCATATGTTCTGGGCCGCCTTTGTCTTTATTAGCATTCAAAGAAGTAGCATTTCCGTTTAAAGAAAAGTCAACTTCTTCTTTAGATACAGATTTAAACACTCTTTCCAAAGTGTCTTCATCCATTGCATTGAGGGTAGCTTCCGGCCAAAGGTCGGCTGCGGTGTTCTTTTGGATACCACTGATGTATGTTGACCTTTTCTTAGCCAACTCAGCTTTTCCAAATTCCAATGCTTTTGTGTCTTCTGCAGACATAGCAGCATTTACTTCGATCGTTTTTGGTACAAGAGCATCCAGCTGTTTTTCAGTTAGAGCTTGCAACATATCCCGATCGTCTTCGGTAAACCCTGTTGCTGAATTAGCAATCAGTTCGTTTGCCTTCTTTTCCACACATGGGGTACATGCCATACTTGAAGTCTCCTTTTTATTAGTTCTTACTCGTTTTACATTTGTATTGATAGTTTCATACTCTACCTTTTTCTTAACTTCGACAGCATTGCCGACGAATTCAGCAGCACCGGAGTCAACAACAAACTGGTAATTCTGTTTGTAGTACTTACATTCGCTATTCCCTTCTTTTTCATAGATGAGATAGTCATCGTAAGCTTCAATCAAATAATACCAAGCATTGTCAGTGCCTCCATCGACATAGACGTTCAAAGATCTAACAAGATCCCGAAGTTGATCGAGTTTCTCGTTTAATCCCTTTTCGGAGTTATCAACAATTGTGCTGATTTTATAACCCCCTTCTTTCAGTACTTGGATACTGCTATCCAATGTTACCTTTTCCACATTGAGTTCTCCTTTCTTTTGATTAGCACGAATACCACAACCATCTTCCAAAGAACATGCTCCAACGGCTCCGGGCAAGAGCGCCAAATGATCAGGTCTATGGTTTCTGGCAATAGCAGTATATTGTATTCCGTCATAGACTCCAGGAGTTGCTTCATCCTCTGTGAAAACACCAACACTGATTTCTATAGGTTTCTTACTGTTTACGGCACTTAAAGTGTCGGCGGATACTTTGCCCAGCTTTTCCTCTTCAAGCCAGACTTCGCCGGTTAACTTGTTTGAAACAACTTGACAGTTATAAACACGTCCTACAGCTAAATTATCTACAACTTCTGGACTGTTTGCAGATATTGCATGTCCGTCAGATTCTGGATGATTTATAACTACAGGTATCCCATTCCAGCTTTCAGGAAACTTCCCAAACTCTTCTACAGGGTGATATAAAGGTCCATGAGAACCGTTTAAAACACCTTCCACAATCATAATGACAGGAACAATCAAATGTTTCTTTTCTTGATGTACAGTTTCTGATACGGTGTACCCTGTTACTTGTTTTGCATTCTGCAAAAATGAGTATGTTCCTAAATTTTCCATATTATCTTTTATTAAATGGCATAATCAATTCATCTACACCTACTTCAAATGGTAAAGCAATACAACGACAATCAGGATGCACAGGAATCAGATTTTGTACTGCATCTAATGTATATGGAGATTGTGCGGCTAATTCTTCACATTTACTACAAACCCGATTATCTCCTGCAGTCAACATTTCTGCCATCACATACAAATCTATAGATCCCCAATTCCTGTATTCTTGAATCATTGCTTGGTGATGTGCTCTAATAATTTCTGTCCTAGCTAATATTTGAGCACGGCGTTGAGCTGGAATAAATCTACCTAATGTGTCAGTAAGACCTAAATCTCCCATCCCTGTTCCATTAATCGTTCCGATTAACTTCTTTGCAATGCTTAACATCCCTTCTCCGTCAGCCATCCCCTGAGAAAGTACTTTACTAATCTGAACAGACATCTCATCTGTTATTCCTTTCAAATCAGTAAATACTCTGGTGTAAAGCAAACCAACACGATCCATATGAAGAGGGACATTCATTGACACAAAGATACCTCCGGTAGTTTCAATGCTCGGGACATCATAGCCCGCTTTTTGAAGTTCATAACGTGCCCGAACGATACCCCTCTTATATGAATCAGTAACGTACATATTGGTCCAAGCATTCTCAATAGCCGCACCAAGTTGTTCGTATTCATTTACAGACAAAATCCCTTTATCTACTTGTCCTTTTAACCAAAGCATAAATTCTGCTACTTTATCTGCAGAACGTGGAAAAGCATACGGGACAGCATTTGTCTGAATATCTTTTAATCCGAAAAAATCTTCTTTAACTACTTTCTGAATGACAGCTGCAACCAGACCGTTAAATCTCTTATCCATGTTTCTTACAAACATAGTTCTCAATGTCAGTGTCCTTGTAGGATCATACTGATTATTGGACTGGATAGTATTGTTACAGATTTCACACATATTAAGCTGTTCTTACTCTTACTTTTTTGACTGGAGGTTTTACTGTTCCAGGTTTAGTGACAGGAGCAGGAGGATTTAAAGAAATCATTAACTGCTCTTTCTCTATGTCCGACAAACCTTGCTTCTTAATTATTTGAATTTGATTGTCGTCAAGTCCTAAGAAGTATTCTAAGAATGCATCTGGAGAAATTACCGCTTCTGCCATTGGGGAAGAAACATAGTTTTTCAATGCAGTAGAACGATCCATTCCGATTTTTACTAAGTCTGCTTCTGATTTAGAATACAAATCAGACCAAACAACTTCATAATCCTCGTCAATAGCATCTGGAAGTATTTCTAATTCCATCATCCTGTCAACAAACGGTCTTACAATATGAGGTTCAGCATGATCTAATCTTCTTCCACCTACATAAGATTTCCATTCACTTGCATCTTGATTTGAACTTAATTCTCCTCGTTCTGTTCCTGTTAATATTCTTTTTGGAATTCCTGTTACTGTAGAAATCATCTGTATTTGGATGTCTACGTGGTTTACAGGATCTGATATTTGTCCTTCTAATGCAGAATATGTAACTCCTTCATTTACCAACATTCTGCGTAAATGGTGTTCATATTCATCGATCTGATCTTTTAAATCTTTCTTAGCATCAGGAGTCATTTGGAAGTCTTTATTTACTACTCCTTGATAACCAGGACGCGCACCTCTCCAAAACATTTCTGCATCACCGCCAACGATCTTTTCTAAATCAGCTAAACGATTGAATACTACTTCTAATTTTGGAGATCCTAATACTTCATTCTCAAGAACATCGTCCACTACATGAATGACCCTTGTATAATGTACTTCTACAGTCTGTGTAGAAGGCATCGTTGCATTCGATAGCGTAGATCCTGTTTCATTGGCTGCGATTGTAATATTGTATGTTAGAGGCAGTCCGTATCTTTTGTTTTTGGTGTCAGCCTCGTATGAGGCTATCTTAGCAGAGTTTTCACTAAAGGGCTTCACATACTTTAAAGTCCGTTTACCAATAGTTACTTGCTTTTTAAAATCATCAGGTTTTTTAACATCATCAAGACCTAAAAGTAATACTCCGTAACAACCAATACCAGAAAGCCTATCTACTTGATTGAACTTTGTTTTTAATCCGAATTCTTTGCTTAAAGATTTCCAGGCTCTTTCCAATTCTGTTTCTTCTGCTTGAGAAGATTCTTGCAGCAATAAAGGACCTTGCCAAGTTGCTTTGGCTGGACGATCTATAACTGCTCTGGCAATATCTTGTCTTAAGTATCTGGAAGCATAGTCAGAGAACATTAGAGTTTTTTTGTAACCTAAAGCTTCATATATGTCTCTTTCTCCATTAAACTGATCCATACCTAAACCAGCAGATAGGTTAGCTCTGGAAACCAATGCACTTAAAGTCTGCAATCTAGCAGCTTGCTCATTGATATTGACTTTACTTGTCCTAACTCGTTCCATATCTTAATTTGTTATTTGATAATTAAGTCAATCCGTTTATTGATTTAACACTTGCAATAGCCAAACCATTCCATGTTTTTACCGATGCTTTTGCCAAGCCGTTTATGGTTTTAATGGCTGATGAACCTCCTGATGCTGTATAGGTGGCGTAAATAGAAAACATATTAGTATTAGCACTTGTACTTGTAATAAGATTTACTGGAAAATTACCATAAGGAGAAACCTTGTATCTACTTGTTCCGCTTGGAAGTCCGCTGTCCGCAGAAATTCTAAGAGTAGAGTTATTTGAATTAAGTACAATCCAATATTTATTACCATTAACAACAATGCCACTTACTCCATCCTTTGAGAACCATTCAGAATCTTGTGTTGGTGAAGTTGTCCTCGTGGGGCTTAGTGATCCAGAATAAGAATTACTAACTAAAGTAGTTGGTGATCCGCCTGTGTCATTATACAATGCCATTCCAACAGAACCAACGCCACTTGGACTCCATAATGCAGCTTGTATTTTCAACAGTATTCCATCAGTTGATGCAGTCCCAATAATAGAAGTAATTATATTATCTACACCAATACTAAGTGCTCTAGAGCCAAGACTCGTATATCCAAACGTCAGACCTGCGGCATGGCGAACGGGATAAACAGCGTTATCTATAAACTCTTGTGGAATAGTAACAGTTAATAATCCTTTGTCAATTTTCAGTTCACCCCAAACTTTTACACCATTGGCATCTTCAATGCGTGGTCGGTAAATATGCCCTACTTTGCCACATTTATATTGCTTGCCCCCAACTATATTTTGCTTTGGCTCTTTAGCATAAATAGCATAACTACCAACTACATTTTCGGGTCTGCATTGCCGTTTAGCTTCAAGCAAAGATATTCCTTCCTTATCTACCATTTCCTGAACTTCTTCATCTGCAAGTTCTGGCTGATAATAGTATTCGACTCCTTTATCTACAACAGTAAACGAAACAACATTGGTTACAGGTTTTTCTTTCAGAAATATTTCAAACTCACTTGCACCTTCAGGATGTTCATCGCTAGGATCGATGTCGTAAAAATGAGCTTCAACTTTTTCTCCTGTCCAAACGACCTTGTCGGGGTCTTTCCTGAATGTGGGTGCTTTCTCATTGTGAACTAACCGAATTGAAACATTTACTTCATTATCCCAACGCTTAACCTTCTTTTGAGGATAAAAAGCAACTTGTTTATCGTCGCCAATAACCAATTCAATCTTATCCTTAGGGTTATCTTTAGGAGTAGCGAAGTAGTTGTTCTGTGATTTTTTGTAGTCCATTAGGTATGAGTCATATATGATTGATCACAAGAGAAAAAAAGTTCATCTGCTGTATTTCCGTATCCTATTATTCGGATTACATTATCTGTACCACTCGGTTGTCCTGTCGTTACGTTTGTCGCACCAGCAACTATTGCTCCAGCCGTTGCAGCAGAAATGTAACAGACTGCTCCGATAGTTAATGTCGGGAATTTTGAAGCAGCATTAATTTTGCCGTACAACAACATTTCGGTAGCAGCATTAGCAGCACCTGCCAACACACACATTCCCAATTTAACGCCCCCTGAAGTAGCAGCTACATCTGCTTTTGCTAAATCCCATTTTGATGTAGAAACATTAAAATAACAGAGATCGCCAAAAGCAAGAGTTGAAGCTCCAACCGTTCCGATTTCTGTTATTCCACTCCATGTTCCATCAGCAGAGAGTGCAGCATCTAACTGAAACGACGTTTCTCCTAGTACAGTTTTTGGTAGCGTTACTGTTCCGGTGAAGGTTGGGGAGGCTAATGGTGCCAAGACAGTCTTAGCCTCAATCTCGGTGTATTTACCATCAGATCCTTCTTGCAGTACTTTGATATCTCCTGAAGCCATGACTTAAAATATTACCAGTTAGTTGCCATTGCTGCTCTTGTCCAAGCGTTTGTTGCAGTACAGCGATAAATGAAATTTGCATCGAAAGCAATCTGTCCGGCCGTTCCTGCTGCTGTTTTAGATGCTGGAGCAGTAACACAAAGAACGTTAGCTAATTCTGCTGGTGTCAGTGCTACAATATCTCCTGTAGCCTTACGCCCCACAATAGTTGAAGCACCGATTGTCAAGGATAGAGGGGTGTTGTCTGCTGTGGCATATATAATAGAGTTCGCATCGTAGATTGATTTTAGCATATAGTTGGTAGCTGTTTCGTAAGCCATTGTACCAACTACTGAACCTGCTTTAATTAATTTTCCGGTAATACCGTCAAACAATGCAATACTATTGTCAGTTACCGAAGCTGGTCCAATAACGGCTCCGTCAATATTTGCTTGCTGAACGGTAAAGTCAGCATCCAGGTTACCAGATCCTGTACGGTCGGTCAATATCATTACAATGTCCCCAATTTGACAGACATTTCCTCGAATAGTTCCTGCTTCAATTACACGATAAGTCCAACCAGCATTGTATGTGGTTAGTGCATTAAAGGCAGTGATTGTATGAGTTCCTCCAGCACCAATGGTTCCTTTGTATAACATAGCATCATTGGCAGCAAACAATCCGTCTACATATGTTTTATGAACCAACTCATATGCACCAGATGGAGAAGCTGAACCAACAGTTACTTTATTGAATGTTCCGTCTTTAGCTTGAAAATCTGCATATGTTGCACCGCCGTCTACTTTTGCTCCTAACTTAGAAGCAGACTCTGCAGTCAATTCAATTTTATATCCATCAGAATCTAATTCAAAGACAGCAGAAGTTGTTCCTGTGTCTGTGTTCTGTGTATGTCCGGCAGCTTGTGCTGCCCATTTGAAACCTTCTGTAGTCGAAGCATCTGCAGTCAACACATATGTATCTGTACCAACAGGAAGTACGACTGGAACTTGAGCTGCATTTGCAGTTAAAAGACCTCCTTTTGAAATATTGACCTGCTTTTCCGAAAACTCAATTCCGGTAGCGTGGACGTTCTGCGTGAGCCATAACTCATATTGTGCCATAGTTGTAGGTTTTATTCGTTAATGTACACCTTAGAAGCTATTCTTATTGACTCCCCTGTTTCTAGGGCAATCCCGATAATACTTACCAAATCTGCTTTCGTTAGTACAACACCAACCCAAACATTTTTTTCTTTAGAAGTTTCTTCAATTAATGTATTAACTGAATTAATCAGATCTTGTTCTTCTTTTTCCGCCTCTTCCTTAAGTGCTTGAACTTCCCTTAGCTTTTTATTTGCTTTTAGAAGCTCTTGATTAATTTCTTTGATTTTTCGTACCATTGTAAACTTATAATGTGGTAAATAAAAGTGTCTTTTTCCAAATAGCAACACCAGCACCGCCGGCTTTCACACATACATATAAATAATCATCCATAATGGACATTTCTCCAAAGAATCCTCCATCAATTCCTGTTCGCTTATCTACAGTTCCAAATACTGTCATTGGTCCTGGAGGTCCTTGTGGTCCGGTTGGTCGAACTACAATAGTAATTGGCGTCTGCTGTGACGTAGTTACTCTTTGAACCGTCTGTTGTTGTACTGTTATGACTGTCATACTTCTGGAAGTTTTGTAAATTGATGTACTATTTCCAAATCTCCTTTTACAATAGTGACAACATCTTCTATGTCTGCATCATCCGTGTACATAATAATTGTTAAATGATACCTGACAGAAGACTGTCCAAATTCAAATAACGGCGGCAAACTCATATCCTCTGATGCTTTATACAAAGTTATACCTGTAATCAATGAGCTGTCAGTATCTGTTTTCATCAACGATTGATCATCCTCACTAAATTCTAATACAACATCGGAGTCTGGAGTTTCTCTAACTTGGCATGTCAATCTTTTACCATCTAATGAGATTCCTTGTATTTCAAAAGACTCATTAAATTCATCAAATTGGTACACTTGATTAAAATGTATAACTCCTGGAATGATTGATGGCATGTCTTTATTTTTTAAATGATTCTACTAACATATCTTCTGCCAGACAAATGGTTAAATGCTGCGGCACTTGCATCTACCTGATCTTTAAATTTCCCAAATGGAAAGAATCTGTGTTCATCCACATAAGAGGCATTCCAAGAAGCA